GCAGGCGAAAATGTCTCTAATAACTTTCCTACATTTTTCTTTTGGACAGGTTTTTTAATATTTTTCATACCTAATATTTTTTGTCCTGCTTTAGATATAGATTTTTTGGTGGATATCTTATCGCCACCTTTAGTTTTATAATCTGGCATTTTATTACCTTTCAACTGTTGCTTCATTGAAGCTCTACTAATCAACACTTCCACCTTTTTCTAGCCTGTCTTAATCGGCTATTAGGATTTTTTGCTGCTTTAGGAAACTTTTTCATTTGCCCTGCCGATCTGGCACAAAAAGACTTACGCCTCTTCGCAGCTTTGCTGCCGGGCTTTACCTTACCTGTTACTGCTGTTTTTAGTTTAGATCCGGGATTATCTCTACGATACTTAGCAACACCTTTAGCAGTCATACCAGCACCGGATTTGGTGGGCCGCTTATGCCCACCTCCGATTGTATGACCCTTCATAGTGCCTTTTTTTGCAGCCATTATGATAAGAACACAGTTATCTTGTTACCAGATCCAGTAAAAGCATGTATATAAGCACCATTTTCAGCTAATATTCCTTGATCTGGGATGTTTAAGGTATGCAAACCTGCTGGAAAACTTTGAACCAACAAATCTGCACCACCTGAACCATCTTTAATAGTTAATGCTCCCGCAGCATTACCAAAGATTACAACTTGTCTTATTCTGGATCTATCTGGACCAATAACAGCAGCGCTATCACCTTGATCAAAATTAAAGGCTTTTACATCTGAGCGACTACTCATTTAAACCTCCTATTATTGATCAGCAAAAGCAGGTGCTGTCGCAGATACTACGTTACCCCAAATATACCAATTTGTTGAATCCTTAGCCATGATATTAATTTCCATAATACCAAAATCAGTAAGTGTTAGTTTTGAGTTTGAATTACCATCTGCATATACTGCTACGTTATCTGCATTAGTGTCTAAGTGCTGTACGCCACCAATAAAAAAATTAGTGTCTGAACCGCTATCAATAATGAGATTTTCTGCTTCTGTAGCTGCACCACCATATATAAGTTTAAAAGTGGCTCCTGCTGTTGGGGATGGAAGTGTGATTGTTCTATTAGCTGCTACAGCCGGTACAACCATTGTTCTTCCGCTGTGTGTTGCATTATCGAGTGTTTTATCCTCGTCTGCTAATGCTACTGGTGCATCACCCATAGTCATAACTTCTGTGATTGTTCCAGTAGTTGCATTTTTACTAATAGTCTTGATTGTGCTTTCAGATCTAATAGGACCTGAGAATGTTGAATTAGCCATGATTAATCTCCTTGTCGTGGCAAATGTCTGCTAATGCAGTCAAGGGTTAATGTAAGAGGGAGCCGGAAAGGAACAGCTCCCTCTAAGGGGTTTTAAGCTCCCGGTGAACCAAACATACCGAGAGGATCTGACACACCAAATGAGTATCTCTCACGGGCTTTGTATCTTACATTACCTGTGTTGAAATCCCCATCCATTGATGTTGACATAGGTGTTCTTACAAACATCTTCATGCCGTTAGGAACATCAGTTGTTAAGAAAAACGCATCTGTATCTGTTAAATAGTGATTAACAGAGTAGCCCTCTGGAATTGATCCATTGGTCTTGATTGCGTTTGTGTCATTATCTGATGTACCAACTCTTAAGTCAGTCTGTAATAACCTTGTTGCGACAAACATCAATGCCGGTGGAACGATTAACTTTCTTGGTCTTGCTGCAATTAACAAGCCTCTTTCGTCTACGAAAGCTGCAATATCAATCACTGCTTGCTCAAGAGATGTCTCGTTCAAATCAGCGTTTGTTGTTAGTCTGTTCTTATTGCTACCACCAGCCACTGTTGGGTGAGCTGTGTTAAACAATGTTACACCATCACCACTTTGAAATGTATCAAAGCCTGTGTTAAGCAATGAAGCAGCTTTTGTCTGCTTTGTATATGCCATTGCTCTTGCTAGTGCTTTTGTATAACGAGCTGACAATGAATCATAAAGATTATCTTCCATTGCCTCTTCTGTTATTGAAAAGCCCATAGCCACAGTTTCATGGTTGTACCTTGAAGTAAATGACTCTTGTGCAGTGTCATATGAAATTGCTGCACCTTCCTGTTTTACAGGAGCTGCGCCAAAACCAGATAACTTCACTTCTTCTTCAAAGCTACGCTCTGAGTTTTCTACTTCATAGATTTCAGTATGTTCGTCTTCATACTTTTGATATTCCAAGCCAAACAATGCGTTTAAACCCGGTAACAACTCTTTAAGGAGTTGCGCTCTTGATATAGCCATATTTCAATCTCCTTATTAAGCTGCTGAAGGTGCGTTACCAGAAACAACACCAATACCAAGTTGATGACCTGTATTGAACTTACATAGCATTATTGGATAATCAGTACCCTTTTCATCGCCATCATAACCACCTTTCCAATCCACAATTCTGATTGGTAAAGAAGCTGTGGTAGCTGCTGTACTGATATCAAGTGAAACTCTAGAAATACCTAAAGCAGAACTTGATGTTCCTTGTACTAATGCACAGTTTGCTGCAATATCGTCATTATTTACAGTTCCGTCTGCCTGAATCTCAAACAAAATGTTTGGATCATCTGCAACATATACCATTCCTTCGGTATGCGCTGCACCAGACCACTGCTGACTGAAAGTTAATTGTTTTGTGCTGACATCAATAAATCTGCACCCTAAAAAAATACCTATTGGAGTAGCTGAGGTAGTTCCAGTATCTTTTTCTATTGTTGTTGTTGATCCGCCATCTACTAGCTTTACAACATCGCCAAAACATATTCTTGTTGAATATGTAGATAAAATTGGATACTGACGAAACGCACCATTGTATGTTCCGCTTAAGTTACCTACAGGTCTTAATCCAAAAGGAGCTGCTGTTGCTGACATTAAACTGTCTCCCTTAAATTAAAATGTTAAATCATGAAGTGCGTGTGCTTTTCTCTGGTCTGAGAACAGGCATACGGGGGTCGGATTCCTTCATAAAACTATTATCTACAGCCTGCATTTGTGATTTAGCCTGATCTGATTGATAGTCTCTTCTGGCATCCATGTTTTCCTTGGAGTTCTTGCAAAGTAACAATCCTCCAACCTCTACATTACCTTTGAATCTGGAATCAACATCAGACATGATCTTCAACTCTGGATGATCTTCTAACTTTACTGGCTCCCAGCCCTCACGAAATTTAGATGACACATTAGTCATATCAGACTGACCTAAAGATGCTGTTCTTATCCATCTATATTCAACACCATCTTGTGGTGTTGGGTCAGGTAAAGCTGATGGTCTTTTCCATGTAACTTTACGCTCTGAATTTTCCCTTGTGTCTTCTGTGCGTGATTCTCTATTAGCCATTCATTGACTCCTTTAATAATTGTTGCGCATATTGTTCAGGGGTAAGCCCAAGTCGTTTTGCGAGACCGATTTGGGTAGAGGTTAACTGCACTTTGCGTGGTTTTTTTGCACTTCGATTAACCGGGGCAACCACGTTACCAGCAGAACGCTGAGGTGCTTCTACCTCTTCTATCTCAGTATCCTGCTTGTTTTCTATATCTGTACTTTGGAAGTGTTCAGGAAAAGCTTTTCTCATTGAACTATCCACTCTACGATAATACTCATCTGGCTCTAATAATGGGTTCACACCTGCTTTAACTAACTTTGCATGAAGCCCATGAGCAAAACCTGTCATCTCTTCAAAGCCGTCTTGGTTAAACCAATCATTATTTTTTTGTAGCCATTCTTTATCTTTACCAGTCGGCTCTTTAACCTGTGAGCGAGAAGTAGCCTGTGGAGGAGTCTCAGGCTCTTCTGCTCTAACTTGAGGTCTATAGTTATTTACTCTATACCTCTCGTTTTGCACTTGACTTAATTTTTCTTGTGCTTCTACAAGTTTATCTGGATCTCCTGCCTCATAAGCATCTTTATATTCTTGCCTTGCTTTTGCAAGCTCTGCTTCAACTCGGCCTTTTGCTTGCTCAACAAGAACTGACTCACCATCATTAAGAGTTTTTCTTAATTTTTTATT